GTGTTGGCTTGCATTGTTGCAAAGATTTACCCCACTCCCCGATAGAACCTGGCGTGGGGGGCCGTGTATGGCTTGTACGAGGGTTTTGACAAAATGTCTGTGAAGTTTGCCTAACAACGCTTGGTCAAGGCTTGTAGCGGTCTCTGGCGATTAGGTTAGTTGCTTGTTGCCTCTACTGGCGTTGCACTTAGCATGAGCAGCAGCTAGTGGGCTACTCGGGTCACCTGGAATCAAGTGATCAGCTTGTATCTCATTGCGACTGGCGAATGGCTGCTGGCATAGGTGGCAGTGGGTGGCCGTTTGTTTGATAGCCCCCGCCCTTTTTTTATACCCGTAGTTGTAAAGCAGACGCTTCCTGGCTTTTCTTTCTGGCGTTTCTATTCTTGGTTTCTGTTCTCTTGGTTTCTTTTCTAGCCGGCAACCTTCGCAATACTCTGACCTCGCGGTAAAGATTGCCTTGCACTTGAGGCATGGCTTAGGGAAGATTCTCAAGCGTCTTTACCCCAGCCGATTCCAAGGAATGTGACAGCAGGTGCAGAGTCGTAGCTCCGACCCATCTCTGCCTGGCACTTGACACAGATTGGCTTTAGCTCATCCTCAGCTATGCCTCTAACTATTGTCATGGTGTAGTCACAGGTGTTGCACTTGTAATCGTAGGCTGGCACTAAAACAGCACCTCGCTTTCTTTTGCTCTGTCTTGTTCTTTAGCATCGGCAACTAACTGCTCTGCGTGTCTGAATCTGCCCTCGATGATAGGCAAGTATTCCTCTGTCATCTCTATCCCGATAAAGTCAAACCCCTGCAAGATTGCTGCCTTGCCTGTTGAGCCTGAGCCGGTGAAGGGATCTAGCACTATGCCGTTAGGTGGTGTGACTAGTTTGATTAGGTATTCCATAAGGCTTGTCGGCTTTACTGTTGGGTGAAAGTTCTGTCTTGGCTCTGCACCTCTGCTGTCATTGCCGTCTAATGATTGAGGCCACTCGCTGTTGGTTTTTTTTGGCAGTTCCTCAAGCCCCTCGTTTCTATCACGCTTTGATGCTTTAGCTACATAAAAGAATCTAGATGCTCCACCAGAGTCAAGGTTTATTCTTTTATCTCTTTCTTGCAACCCATACTTAAAGATTTGATTGGTTGTTCTATCTGCTCTTTTGGGGAAAGCCCCTGCCTGTCTGTCCCCACTCTGCTCATCTAGTAGCTCTGCTGTGTAAGGGTCAAGGATAATGTTTGCTGGCCATCTGCCTTGCACTGTCTTGTCATAGCTTTTGCCCGATGGTTGCCAGTTGTCATCCATGAAGTTAGTGCCAAAGCCTGTTTCTTTTATTGTCATGTTGCGTTGCTCGGTGCCAATTCTTGAGCCGTCTATGTTCAGCCCACCTGTGCCCCATTTGAGGACATTGTTAGCAACTGTTCCCTCTATTGGTTTTCTGGCAACTATGACTGGCTCAAAGGCTGGCTTTAGTGCTGTTCCCCATCCTTGCCATTGTTGAGCTTCTGGTGTTGATGGTGCTGTTAGTAATCCTTCAGGTCTGCCGTCTGGTTCTTTACCAACCGAAAAAGTGTTGCCTCCTGTTCGCCTACCTCCATCTGGTGCAATGTAGTTTCCTATCACTTCTCTTTCAGCTCCGGCAGCCTTGTCAATCGCCTTGCTCACATCCAGCGACTTAGGGAATCCCGACCCATACAGCCAAGCAATCGAGTCCCTTAGCTCAAACCCTGCATCCTCAATCGCTACTGCTACTCGGTGATAGGTGCGTGTCCCACCAAAGCTAAGTAAGTGTCCACCTGGCTTGAGCACTCTTAGGCATTGTTGCCAGAGTTCAACAGAATAAGCAATGCCTGATGAGTCCCACTTCTTACCCATGAAGCCAAGCTCGTAGGGTGGGTCTGTGACTATTGAGTCAATGCTGTTGTCGGCTAGGGTTGGCAAGATGTCTAGGTTGTTGCCATGCAGTATTTGGTAGGTCATTTTTTTCTTTCTGGCAAAATTGCCTCAAGTAATTCTGCCGACAAAGCTAACGGAATCATTGACCTTAGCTTGGCATCCTTTAGTCCTTGTGTGCCAGTCCTTGATCCTCTAGGTGCAGACTCATGACAACTATCGCCGTTCTTGCAGGGCTTTCTCGGTGTCCAGTTCTTTACCTCACCCCAAAGGTCTGTTGGCTTCATTCTGCTGTCGCCGTATTGACAATAGGTAATGGTTTGCCTCGGTAGCTTTTCCACTACTGGCAACTTACGCAACATACCCCTTGGGTTCTCAATGAGGTAGCCAAAGGTCGGTTGTAGTTGTTCAATAAGCTCGATGGTCTTTGCAACCAGTAGTTGGTTATACGCTGCCGCCTCGGTCTTTGGCACAGGCTTACCGCTTGTGTTATCCCAGTGATGACCTATTGAAGCAACTGAGAAGGCTGTGCAAGGTGGTGATGCCCAAACTAAATCAGGCTGACCATAACGCTTGACAAGCTCTGTTGCATCTAGATCCATAATGTCAACTGTTTCAGTGCAATCAAAGCTAGGGTCATACTCAAAGGCTATGACTGTGTGCCCTGCATTTGCAAAGGCTTTCGTAGATGAGCCAGTGCCAGCAAAGAAGTCAAATACAATCATCTCTCTCTTTTCCTGCAACTTAGAGTTTGTAAACAGTGCCGGTAAAGTGTTGGCCTTTGACTAATGGGAATACGAGAAGTCCTGGATCAGAGTCATCCCCTCCCATGCCAAGCCTGTACCACGAGCTTCCACTGTCTAATGTTGGGCATTGAATAACCCATCGGCTGTGGTCGTTGCGTCTCCCTGACTCTTTGACTGTAAGGTGATGGAAGTGGCCATGTATCAGGATGTCTGCGTCTTTGACTGGCTGGTTGCCATGCGACTGATTCCGCCACCATTGCACAATGCCATCAGGTCGAGCTGCTTGATGTCCATGCACTAGCCCAAGGATCATCTGGTTATCGCCCCAAACATCTAGGGCAAGTGATTCATCGTTAGCCTGTGGCTCAAAGAATCTAACCGGCAGACCTACCTCTTGAGCCAGCCTTGCAAGCTGTCGCTGGATGTGGATGCCCCAGTCATCGGTTGGAGTGCCGAGCTTGAGCTTGCCTTGTCGCCAGGCACAATGATTAGAGCCGACTGAGGCTGCTGTTATAGGTGCGTGTTTGGCAAGTAGTTTTAGAGTTTCCCACTCGAATGTAGCCTCAAGGTCAACCTGTTGCATCAAACTGAGGTCGTTAGTCCTGTTAGGGTTTCCACCTGACTCAAAGCCCTCGATGCTGTCACCGACATTTAGGAAGTAGATGTGGTCTGGCTTTTCTTGTTTCAGGTAGTCATCTAGCCTTGCTTGCTTTTCTGCAATGCGTTCGATTAGCTCAGGGGTGCCACCTCTGATGTCACCAGCTTTACCTGTCTGAGCATCTGACCAACAAACAACAACAGCTTTGTCGTTCTTTTCTTTTGGCTTTGCAACTTTGACTGCTCGCCTTGCCTGAGCGTAAAGCGTTGGCAAGTCAATGTCTGCCTCTGTCTTGTTGCGGAAGTTGAACCGCCAGCTAACCAGCCAGTCCCCACCCTCTCGCTGTTGCCAGCGTGAAGTTCTAACAGGACCATAGATCTCTACTCTCTCAGGGTTAAAGCCTTGGTCTATTAGAAACTGGGTGAAGTCTGGCTGGTCGCCAGTTGTCGGTGGGGTTGTCGCCTGGCCGTTAGTGCCATCGAACTCCACCGCAGGTCGCCAATCCTTTGGGGCCGTAATCCTAGGGGTTGGCTCAAGATTTTCTAACACAGCTGCACCTTCCGATTCTGTGAGTGCGAACCGGTTGCTCGCTGATTGTGATGCCTCGCTTGTTTAGCTCATGTGTCAATGTCGAGTGTGGCCACTCTGGATTGGCAAGAGCGTTTTTGAGTATCTCTTGATCCTTCGGCTCTAGCCCTTGTATCACAGATCTAACTTTACAAGCTGGCACCTTCTTTGGTGGTTCTAACCCTTCAAGCATCTCTGCCCCCTCTAACTTCTGCCTCGTGTGATGTAAGCCTTGACAAGTCTGCCGATGTAAAAGTGAAGCCTGTACCTGTAATAGCGTAGCTGAAATGCCCAGTTAGTCCTCGCTCTTATCCCTGTGTGTTTCCCCATTGTCCCTCACCGCCTCAAGGATTTCTACAAAGCGTTCCAAGGTGTCAAGGTCAGCCGTCATGCTAAGGACTGCATCATCTCTCAGCTCTAGGATTACTCGGTCTGCAAAGTATTCGATGCCGTCATAGTTTCCTGCTTGGTATCCGGCTGCGTAGCCTCGGTAGTAGATGTCCTTGAGCTTTCGCTTGGCCCACCTTCGCATTGAGGATCTAAACATGACCATCCTCAATAGCCTTGGCTTGTGCCTCAATCTCGTTGACTATCTTGGCAAGTTCAGCAAGCTGCACAGAAAGTAGCTCTAGCCTCAGCTCAATCTCTTGAATAGTGAGTCCCATTGCACACCCACTAGTCTTAGTCGCTCGTCATAGTTGTATCTGTATTGGATTTCCTCAACGATGTCGTTGAGTGTTGCCTGTGGGTGATAGACAATGTATTCCAGGATGGCCTCACGCTCTTGTC